ATGGCACAGAAGAAGTTACAAAAAGAGTCAGTTTATGCTGATTACGACGAAGACGGTGATGGCATTGTTAGTGATGCAGAGTTGTCTCATATCAAAGAGATAAAGCAAACAGAGACTGAATTACGCAAGAATTTAGCTCAACTGCGTATGGCTAGATACACATTGATCTCGATGGGGTTGTTCACTGTAGCCATGTTTTTCGTGCCCATAGAAAGAGTTAACGCACTGTCTGACATCAGCAATCTGTTTTACATTAGTGGCGCAGGCGTGGTTGGAGCCTACATGGGCACCACGGCTTGGATGAACAGGAAATAATGTTTCAAGCAATAGTTCTTGCCTGTTTGATAAATAACATGGAATACTGTCTCTCATTGGAAGATCAACGTGGTCCTTACGAAAGTAGGGAGCGTTGCGAGGCTCGTGCTTTTGAAATGGCACGAGATGTACACAAACATATGAGGGGCTTTAAGCCTGTCAGATGGAATTGCAGGGGACTACCGAGAGGTAGTTTAACAAGATAATGGAAAACATTATAATAGCCGCAATGTTAGCGGCGATGATACATGGTCACGTTACAGGTGGCGAAAAACAAAAAATCGTAAAAGATGATATAAACTGGGAACTTGCTGGTAACTTTAGAACGGAGAGCACTCCGAATACCGTTCAATGGGTGATAATCACTGATGAGTGAGGTTCACCACACAGTTGAGACTTTGTTTATCATGGTTATCAGCATGTGGGGCTTTGACGGATATGAGTGGCAATACATTGGCAATCAAGTTGCTCTGCAACAACCCATGACAGAGGCTCAGTGTGAGTATCTGATAGCCGAGGACATGTGGAAAGCCTCCTATCAAAATCAATATTATCGCATGATGGCGCATTGTTTTCCTACCGAATGTGCAGGAAAGGACAAGTGTTAGTAATGCCGAGGGTAAATGAAAACACTGAACTAAGCATGCCAATTCGTAATCTCATTGCTATGGTCGTGGGAGCGGCCATAGGAACGTGGGCGTATTTTGGTATTATTGAACGTTTAAATACTATAGAAAACAAAATAATACTTATGGAAACAGATCTGGGAATGAACACAGAGTTTCGCATCAAATGGCCGCGTGGAGAGATGGGTAGTTTGCCAGCCGACTCAGAACAGTTTATGATGATTGAGCATTTGGCTAGTGAGTTAGAAAAACTGGCAGAGAATATAGAATCAGGTAATGCACCACATGACCAGCAACAGAAACTAGTCTTGGAGTTTTACGACAGGCGGTTGACAAAGATTGAGGACAACATAGAAAAGTTGACGAATAAATGATTGAGATGACTTTTGTTTTATTGTTGATGATCGGTGAGGAGCGGGTTGAGTATACGCCATATAAAAATCTATCCGAATGCCTGTCCGTGCGGCGCAAAATTAAGCGAAACGTGGGCTATAGTGCTAACTTTGACCAAAAGTGGTCATGTAAAGAGCTGAAGGTTAAAATGTCAGGCGGTGAAATAACGGAGATAATCGAATGATACAGGCACTTCTTGGTCCGATCTCTTCTTTGGCTGGCACATGGCTGGAAGGCAAGGTTGAAGAAAAAAAGGCAGTAGCAGGCGCAAAAGTAGCGAAAGCCAAGGCTGAAGCAGTCATAATGGAGAAGAAAGCTACGGGTGAGATCGACTGGG